TCAGCGATCGAAATACTCGAAGTGCATGCCATCTTCCCGCGTGAAGTTGCCGCCCCAATAAAAGCCGTGTTTTTCAAAAATCGCAATGATCTTCGGGCTCATTTCGGGCTTAGGATTTCCGAGCTCGTTGCCTTTGTAGTTCAGATCGATCGCAATGGCCCACGAGTGCAGGCTCATGCTTGTGCTCGAGCCACGGATCTTTCTGATGTTGAAACAACCATCGAAGGTCTTCACTTCGTCAGCAAGACCAGCCAAACAAATCTCTTCGAATACCGCCTGAAAAACGGAAACCAAAAGTTTGTGGCAGTAGAAACCTCTCACCGTTGAATTTTTCTTAACCGGGAAGGCTTTGAGAATTGGAGCCACTTCACAAAAGGCCAGGTTCGCGCTTTGCCATCCGGCCGAGAGAGGATCCCCAAAGATCGTTCTCACGTCGGTATAGTTCCGCGGGCGCTTAGGCACGCGCGCATCGCTCTTGGGTCCCTCTGGAACTTTAAGAGCTGCCCAGGTCTGAGGCCCAACGATCCCGTCTTGCTTGAGCCCTTTAGCTTTCTGAAACAGTAACATCCCGCGCTTGGTGATCGGCCCGAATTCTCCGTCGATATTGCCGCCGTAAAAACCGAGCTCGCGCAAGCGGCTTTGGAGAGCCTTGACCTCGTCACCCGAGGAGCCCTCCTGTAGTTTTACTTTTGCCATGAGAAAACTCCTTTATGAGCGCCGTCTACGGCAGCCCTTTTGATTGAATTTGTTTGTCGAGATCGAAAACCCGGCGTTCCCAATTAGCGATGTTGTCGCCGCAGTTTCCTTTTTCTTTGCAGACCTTGATGATGAAGGCTTTGATCTTCACCCAAGAGGTGATCGGCACTTGAATCATGGTCGGGCGAAGCTCCCACCACGTCTTTCCTTCGAGCTTGTTTTCCTCATCGATGAAAAAGGATTTGTCCGAAATCGTGTTGGTGCAGAACCCGCGAGTCATCGAAAACTCTGTGCAGATCGGCACGTCGGGAGGCGTGGTCGCGCACGCACTAAGAAGCAAACTTAACGAGAGGAACAAACTTTTTGATAAGTTCACCTTCGGCCTCCTTCCGCGCAGCTTCGTTTCCTGATTGTTGGATTTTCCAGTAATTGAGCGCGGCCGCTTCGAAGTCGCGGCCCTGATCGGCAACCCTCATATCGATGAAGAAGAAGAAAATTTGGGTTTCTGCTTTCGTTGCAACGATGGTCAGAACTTTGGAGATCACCCAATTAGTGATGGAACTGATGAGCGGAAGGCCGAAAAATCCCGTGAGAGCCACAAGCTCTGTCATTACGGCCTTGGTTCCGAGAAGAACGAAGGCCGACTTTATGGATTCAACATATTCGTCCCTAGTCATGGGACTTACGAAGTTTTAGCGCCACCGAGTAGAGACTTAATGACGTCGATGATCGAAACCCAAATGCTCCCAAGCCCCGGAATCGCTTTGATGGAATCTAATAGCTCGTGGAGAATGATCGCGCCCGCGCCTGCCGAGATATAGGCCAGCGCGCTTGCCAGCGTAAGGTTTGTTCCAAGCGAGAGTACGCCGAAGACGAGGCCCAAAACCGGAGCCGCCCATACTTTGGCATTCCCCAGCTTGTCCCAGGTAAGTTCGCGGATCGCGCTCACTTTAAAAGTAGAAATCAGAATCGCGGAAATTCCAGCGATCTTGAGCACCCACGGAAGCCCGCCGAATTGCTTAATAAACGTGAGCGTCTGACTGAAAAAGCCCTCGACCGTGTCTACGGGTTGCGGAACGGTGTCCTGCGCGAACGCGAAGACTGCGAAGAGCATCATCGTCAGGCAAAGAAAAATGTTTTTGAGTGTGGTTTTCATGGATCCTCCTATGGATTGGTTAACGACTGCCTTTTGAAACTCCGGTGGCTTTCACTCCTCCGGTAATCAAAATGTTGTAGATGGAATCGATCTTGCCGCTTTGATCGCGGATCATTTGCTCGATGCGCGCGTTATCGGTTTTTCGCTGAGTGGCTTCGCTCTGAAGCATCTCTTTCGTGGCGTAGCGGTTCTCTACTGCGACGACGAAGGAAGTAATTTTACTTGCGCCAGAAAAGAAGAACGAAGAGACGCCGACCACGATAGCTATAAAAGTCTGAATTGCTGCAAAGTGCAGAGGCTTGAGCTTGATGGTATTTGCGTCCGTTCGTTCCCGATTTGTCATCTATGACTAAATGCTAACGGTGGGAATTTCGTCGCATAATGTTTCGTTTTAAACGTGTTAAATGCTCAACGCTGTCTTAGGGCTTGATCCATCCCATCTGAAATCCAGAGAACGCAGGACTGATCCCCTGGTTCGCCATAAATGACGCAATCGCAGTTTGCTTTCCACGATAGGGGCTATGGCAGTCGTCAACGACGATCAGGCAACCGGAAGGAAGTTGATCCCACACAACCAGAAGCTCCTTTAGACTGTGATCGGCAGCGACATTTGGGAGCCCCCAATCGAAATCTAGTGAGTCGAGATAAAGGAGAGAAACTTTTGAAATCGTCTTTGTCGTCTGGGTTCGAAGCTTTTCAACAGAGTCGCCAACGATGTATTTTACTCTGTTCGTTTGCTCACGGGCATTTTCAACAGCTTTAGGATTGATGTCGATCGAGATTACTTTGGTGCCGTTGACTTCCGCGGCAAGCCAGTCCCAAATGAGAGTGCTTTGTCCGTCTCCTTGCCAATTGCCGGGAGTCCTCGCGGTTCCAGTTTCTATAATTTGATTGAGCCCGAGTGCCGCAGACTTTTCAACGTGATCGATCATGAACGCAAATGCATCTTTGCGATAAGAAAGGGCCTTGGCCCAGGGCTGGGAATTAAATTTTTCTTTAATGTCCATGACTGTCCTCCCGAAGTTTTCTGAAAAACTGTGCGACTTCGATGGGATTAGGAAGAATCTTTTCCATGAGGCCCGGAGGGAGTTCCTCGGCTTTCACTTCAGTTTCTTGAACTGGAGAGTGATTCATGTAGTTCCAAACCCCATCACGCCCGAAGTTTTTCGTCTTGTATCCGAACTGACCATTGCGCCAGTGGGTTATGTAATCAGGATACTTGCAGCTTGCGACGAAACCTATGAAGGCATCTCCCGCGGCTGCGATATGAATTGGGGCTGAATCATTCGAGAAGAGAAAGTGCGAATTTTTCAGAAGCGAAATCAGATCCTTCATCGACATTTGATTTCTAAGATCGATTGAACCCTCTGGATCTACATCGACAAACCCCACATTCCCGCTGCCGACCTCAAAACCCTCTTTGCCAATGAGAACGGTCTTGAACCCTTCGCGCTGAAATGCACGAATTTGTTCATTCCAATACTCTTTCGGAAAGGTCTTGGAGGGCCAATGTTTGCCAGCGTGGATGACAATCGCTTGTTTCCCAAACTCGAGCACCTGTCCTACAATTGGGTTTTCAAAGGGATGGTTCGGCAGTTTGATCTCTTTGTCGGCGTTAGGAAGCTGACAGCGAAACATGCATATCGAAGGAAAATCCACGCAGTGGGAAATCATGTGCGAAACAAATTCCCAAAGCAGATGGCTTGGGTCGACGATCGATTGAAAAACCATGTAGTTATCAAAAACTGGTTTTACTTTTCGGGTATCGAAAACTTCTTTGAAGTGAAGATGAGTGAAGAGGTCGGGTTGACGACTTGCAAGGGAGATTGCGCATTGAGGAAACGCCTTAAGCGCGTATCGGATGGCGGGTTCTGCACAAACCTGATCTCCAAGACCTCCCCAGGTATTGATTAAAAAGTTTCGTTCGACTTTGCGGTCGAAGGCTTCTTTGACGTTGAATGAAGGAACCATCCTCGCAGGGAGGACAACTCGCGGTGGTGCTTTCGTTTCCATGCGTATGAGTTGATATTCCGACACCGCATGGACTTCTTCACCGCTTCATTTTCAACACGTCGAACTCTCGACGCCTAAATATCGTATTCCACCTCAATCCGATCCGCATATGGATGCGTGCCGAGTGAGGTGTCGCCGATGCGAGGAAATCCAGTGGTCACCACCACGGCATAAGAACTTCCAGGCGTAACTCCGATTTCATTTAGTTCGTACTCTTCACCCTCTTTAAAGAAGAGGCCATTTCGCACGGGAACTGGCGAGCTGATGTTGTTTGGAAAACCCGCGGCGTTACTGAACATGGTGGTTCCCCACGTCCAGAGACTTCCGTCTGTTGCTTTTGCGATCAAACCCGCGGCATTATCGACAATCCAATCCCATTTCTTTCCGCCAGCAACCAAAGTTGGAGTTGAACGGAATTCGAATATCTCATTGTGGATCCCGATGCCGAGAGCTCCATTTCCGTTTTCACCCCAGGCCCACATGTCGCCATTGTCCTCGATCACCCAATGTCTCATGGAGTTGTTAAACGAGATAAATTTGAATTTCTTCCCAGGCATGATGATGACAGGTGTTGACGAGCCCTCGGGGAGTCCATTTCCGCAGGAAGACTGAAAAAATATTCCGTCCCACCCCCAAGACCACAAGGTTCCGTCTTCAGCGAGCATCTTGCGTGCGCCCGCGGATGGGAGTCCCTGGATTGGATCACCGACGCCCGACATCGGCGCAATTTTTTTAATCTTCCCATACGCAGTAATCAACACAGGCGAACTGTAGGCAACATAGTTCACGATGATGAAAGGTGTAGATTCGACAATCGTCCCTTCAGCATTTGCGTCGAAAAAAGGAGCGCCTGCCCCCCAGACATAGAGATCATTGGATTCCGTAATTGCCCAAATGCCAGCAAATGCTGGAATGATTTCTCGAAACTTGTGTCCTCCCGCGATTGCAACAGGAGAGCTTACAGCCGCAACGGAAGCCGGATCTAGTCCTGCTCCGAGTTCGCCGCCACCATCTCCAAAGAATGGGATATTTCGTCCCCATGACCACCAATTGCCATTGATATCCTGGCCAAAGGTAAGGTTTCCGGTGGTGATGGCCTTTTGCCACTTATTTCCACCAATCACCAGCACAGGCGAGCTCGTCATATCCGGCGTGTTAAAGCCTCCTCCAAGTGCTCCCATGCCGTTGAATCCCCACATATAAAGGTCACCAGTAAGAGTGATTCCCCAAGGGCATCTTGCTTCTTTCCATTTCAGGCCGCCGACAACCATCACGGGCGAACTAAATGCCGACGTCGTGGTGCCATTTCCAACCGAGCCCCCTTGGTTTGCTCCCCAAGTGAAAAGGTCTCCATCGAGCGTAATTCCAGCGGGGTTTGCAATCCCTGCAGCTTGCCTTCGCCATTTTTTTCCACCCGACACAAGCTTCGGAACAGACTGGTCAGCAGTATCGTTTGTTCCAGTAAAACCCTGAGTGCCGAAGAAGTTTCCGTTCATGCCCCAGCCATACATATTGTTGTCGAAATCAAGGAAATGAACGAATCCAGAGCCGTTGGCGAAGTCTCCCATGTTTTCATAGCCCCAAAACTTGAGAAGGCTATGGCGATAAATCTTTCTGGCCCGCACGGACTTTACGCCCGCGGGAATGACCAGAGTTCCATCCGCACTGAAAACCTTTTTTACCTTAGCCATAGTTTGCTCCTTTACTCGAAAAAGTAATTTGTTCCATCCGCGCCAACTTGCTTCTGTCCGAAAGCGGCATCCAGAATGAAGTTTGCCGCCAGTCTCTCGAGCAGCTCGGCTGCGTTTCGCTGGATTGTGATTGGGTTAATATCTGCATTTCCGGTGTGATCTTTGATTCGCACCCGAAAGCCCTTCCTCGGCGGTGGCAGGATCACGGTCTTTGCGGCCGTTGAAACGTCCACGAGAAGCGTCATGCCGTTGTGAGCCTCGGTGATTTGAAAGGGTGTTGTTGAAACAACGAGGTTTGACTGCTGACCTCCGTTTAGGATCGTACCTGCTGTGCCTTTATTGATTCGATAGAGGTTTCTGTCGGCCCCCGTGTTGGCAAAGGTCGCGGAGTTCGTTTGGTGAATATCAAAGAGGTTGTCGAATCCAGAGATCGAGATGTTTCCATCGATCGTCAAATCCCGCATGGCGTTTTTGTTTCCGCTCACGGTGATGACGCCCTGGATGACCGACTTTGCGCCCAGGCCAATGAAAACGATTCCGTGATTGGAGTTCGCCGTCAGGTTTCCAATTACGGTGACATCAAGAACGCGGATCACACCGCCACCAGCGGTAGCCGCTGCATCGTAAGCATCTTGAGGCGCACTAAAATCAGCGTCACCACTCGTCACTTGCGACGGAGTGCCGAGCGTTGCGACTACTTTCTCTGGATTCTTGTCCGTCAGGTCTTCAAAGTATTTGAGCCACTGACTCAAGCTGTAGAGAATCCAGTTTTCTTGCTGCGCAGGAAGTGGCTCGTTCGGCGACCAGCCTTGGGTTTTTTTGGATCCCGACGGTTCAGAAATTTTATCTGGATCTGCCGAAGGAACCCAATCAAGTCTTGCTACGGTTGGTTTTGGAATAGCCATATTTCACGCTCCTCAATAAAGGTCTGCTAGGAGGCCTCCGGCGTCGGGGTCGTTCACGTCGCCAAAGCCTGATCCTCCGTTAAAAATAAAAGGGTTTGTTTCATCGAACTGTCCGAAGGAATCGAGTGAGACTCCAGCGGGGAGAAATTTCTTTAGCTGTGCCCGAATCTTTGCTCGTTGGGGTTCTGGAATTACGGTTGAAGAGAAAATATCAACGGCGGCTGGATAAACTTCCAGATACCAGATGAATGCAGCCCCAATGAAAAACTTCGCGGCCGCGATGATTTCCTCTGGCGTTCCTTGGTTGAGGTTCATAATGATCTGGGCTTTGACCACGAGCCTGAAGTCGTCATCATTCTGCCCAATTTCACGTTCGGCACCGACAATGCGACCGATTTTATCGAGCTGCACGCCAACTGCGGATTCGATCCATCGCTCGACTTTCAGTTGATCGAGCACGTCCTCAATCTCCTGCAAGGGCGCGACAACGGCTTCAACCACGCCTTCAATCTTGGGTTTTCCCTTGTACTGCTCAATCAGTCGTTCTTTTGCGCGCTCAATGTGGTCAGAAATATAGGTTGAACTCATAGGACGTTCACCACCGTGTCTCCATCCGCAAAGGAGGCCACTTCAAAAGGTTGAATATCAATATTGTCATCGACCGCGGGATCGTTCGGCGTCACCGAAACAGGAGACGTATCAATACGCACACGCACGTCGAGAATACCTGGAACGGAAGCAAGCTGGGCCACGAGTTGCGGGTAGACAATGACGTCCTTACCGATTCCGAGGGCCGCGCCCCATTCAAGGATGAGCTCTTTGACTTTGATGGCTCCGTTCACGGGGAAGGTTGCCACGTCCACTGTGAGATCAAGGCTTGTATAGATCCGAACTTGGGTTGGTCGACTGAAGCGGATCACGCGGGTCACACCCTGAGAATCGACGACGTTTTTGGTGAGCTGGCCGAACGTGCGGATTCCTCCTGGCTTTGACTTCCAAATCACGTCGGCAATGGCATCTTCGTCGCCACCGTCAACGACACACTCATAGGATTTCCCAGGTCTGCCATCGATGTCGGTAATGAGAGTGTCATTCTCGAAAACAAAAGCATCGGCAACGCCTTCCAAGTTTTTGATCTTGGAACGCACGGCCTCGATCGTAGCGTTTCCGCCCACCGCAAGTGTTTCCTCGCGTCTTGTTTTGAGTTGAACGTCATTTTCTCGGTTACGCCCAATCACTGTTGCCTCAACATTGATGGTGCGATTCAGACCGGAAACTGGAGTATCAATCACGGTGAGTGTTCCGATTGGCGCATCAACGGGGCCAGCCTCGACAGCCTCAAGATCCACAAGAGCCTGCTCTTCGCCGATTTGCGTATGTGCGGTGCTAACGGCAACCGGAACCGAAGCATCGGTCAGGGAGTTAGCTCCCAAGGTGACGAGCTCTTGGGCCTGAAGGCCATCGTCATCATCAAACTCCACAGTGAATCCAGCGGTGAAATCGCCCGTAACGACCACGCCGCTCAGATGAGGAAGCCCATTTAGAGCGTCCTGCACGTCGGATGCGAGAGCGTCGAATGGGATGGCAACCGTTTCTTGGGTGCGATGAAAGAGAGTAAAAGTTCCTGCATCGGGAACGCTGGCAAAGGTGATCTCTTGAATCGCATTCAAACCCGCGCCAAGCGTTGCAGAATTTCTTGTTTTGAATTTTGCATCTGGATTTCCATTTACGGAAAACTGCGTATCCACCGGAACAGTCGTGCCCGAGTCGCCAAAGAGGAGCTGATTCCTTTGGATTGACTTTGCCGACTGAAGCCTTCGAATTCCGTTGTAGGCTACAGCATTGTCGAGGCTCACTCCTTCGGCATCATCCGGGTATTGGGAATGGTAGACGTCTTCTACGACCTCCCAAACTTCGGCTTCGCGCTCTGAGTAGATCCCGACGATCTGACCGAAAACTGTTTCCGGCAAAAGATTGATCGCGTTTCCAAGACGCTGGCGAAGGATTTCTTCGATTTCCGGCTTGATGTCGGCCAGTCGTTTAATTTCAAGTCCTGTTGCTGATAGTCCGAAAGCCACTGGTCACCCCCCGAAAGTCTCTGTGAAAAAGTTGATTTCGCCGGAGTAAGACGTGTATTCGAACTCGATGCTGAGACTCCTTGCTGATTGGTCAAAGTTCATGGTGAAACTCAGAAGTTCGACCACCCCTGGCGTGGTTAAGATTTTTTGTTTTAGGATTCCGTCGATCTGATTGATGTTCGGGTTCTTGACGAGAATGTCCTGAAAGTAAGGAACCCCCACGTCGAGATCGAGAAACCATTCGCCCAAGAACGTGCGAAGGCGCTGCTGTAGGTGCTGCCTTACGGCATCGTCGCTTGTCGTAAGCTGTAGATCGCTGTTCTTGATTTCAAGATCGCCATCAACTCCAAGTTTTAAGTCACTCATGTGGCCACCTTTACTTTCGCGCTACCCATGTCGTTCACCATTGGTGGTGGTGATGGCGGTGGACTGGTGACGGCAGCTCCGACGGGCGTATCGACGTATGGGTGCGTGTGAGAAGCCGCCCAGGTTCTGAGCGCCTCGATTTCTTGTTTTACTTTTGACGCAATAGCCACGAATTCAGAAAGAGAGTGATCGCCAAGGAGGAGCGAACTTCCTTTGATCGAGACGGTGCCATCTGGCTTGATGAAAACTTCAGCGGTATCGTTAACGATCTCGATCGCATTTGGCTCCGTGACCGAAAATGGATCTTTGCTTGGGTAGAAACACGGTTTTATATAGGCATCCGAAAGGTGGTGTTTTCTTGGATCCTCGGGATCGACAATGCCGCCTTTGGCATTCCATTGCTCAATGCTCCGCTCGCTAAAACAGATTTCTACTGAGTCGCCTTCCTTGAGAGGAAGATGAATGCGCGCCTTACCCGCGCGCGGGTGAGCAACTGGAACGTTTGTTAGAAGTGGAAGCTCGACAACTTTTCCGTCAGGGTATTTCCGTTTGATCGCGGGACGAACATCGGCAACCTGTTTTTGCGGATCGTATTTAGCAATCACTCCTGGCATAGACGTATGGAGCTGAACAAGGCGTTGCTCGATTGCGTTCTTTAGGAGCTCTTCAATCTGAGGAGAAAAGTTTGAATCACTCATTCGATTTCAATCCTCGTAAACCAAGCTGTGTCCGCGGTATCTCCCTCGTGCGAGACTTTCTCGACGCGGAACTGACCATTGACGAACTTGCTTTTGATCTCAACGGTTCGGCCTGGGTTTATTTCTGGCTGGAGGAGACTGACGACTTCAAGGCCCTTGTCCTTCTTATTCGGACTTCCGATGAGGCCCGTTTCCGGCGAAAGCAAGAAAGCGGCTTGCGTTGTCGACTTTCCCTTCGGAAGAATCTGTACGGCTCCGTTTTGAATCGACCATTCCAGGTCGAGCTTTCCAGTGAGATAGTTCATGTGATCACGCACGGGGCCTGACAGTGAAAGCCCGCCAGGAAATGTCTTCGGTGGAATTTCACGCTGTTCGCCCTTAGCGAGACCCATTGCATTTGTGAGAGTTTGGAAAACGTCAGTGACCGGGGTTCCTTGCTTGAAACTCACGTCTACACGAGAGTTTTGGAAGGACTTGAGCCCGTCACCCACCTCAAAGGTGGTGACCGAGTCTGGGCCGCCGATACTTGAAATCACGCGCGATGGGTTCCCTCGGAAAAGAAGTTTCGGTTCTTTCCCATAACCCGCGAACAACTCGATGATATTCTCCGGGTTTTCTGCAAGCCCGCGCGAAGCGGAAGTCAGATTGTAAATGCGGATCTCGGCCTTGTTGACCGTGGCTGAGAAATCTTTTTCGATTTTAAAGCCAATACGAAACCCCGGAGTCCCAGGATCGCTCGGATCTTCAGAGTAAATACGGCTCGCATAGCTCTGCCCCTTGCTCCCTTCGGGGCCAAAATTCAGGACAGAGAATCGTTCAAAAAGCTCTTGGCTATCCACCGTCGGCCTCCTCGTAGTAAAGAAGCACACGGTTTCCGAGGTCTGCCTCTGTCGGCGGGAGGTCTTGATTTGAAGAATCGACGGCAAAGAAACGACCAGGAGGGCCGCCGTCAGTGCGAAATCGGGATGTCAAATCGGAGCCGACCAGAATGGGCACGCCAGAAAGAAGCGAGCCGCCTTGCTGGTTTTTTATGTCTATTGCCCAACGCTCACGTCTGCGGTTGTAGCGAAACGACAAGCGATAAGGTGTGTCTTCAAGCGTAATCTGGAATTCATAAGCGGGAATGTCGGAGCGAACTGGAATTTGAAGAATCAATTTCCACCTCCGAAAAAGTTTCCGATTTTGACTGCAAGACTCGACCGCACGTTCGGCGCTGGGGTTGGAGATTGATTTCCAAGATCTGCCTTGCTCGGGGCTGTATGCTTAACAGATGGCTGAACCTTTTTGATGGCGACCGATTTCGCGCTGACTTTTCTGACCTCTTTGAGTGTTGCGCGAAAGTGGAGCTGCTTTCCGGTTTTTTGATCGCGTGGAAATGAAAGCGACTGAATCGCCATGTTCTCGTACTGAGTTAGGCCAGTAACCACAGTGACAAGTCTTCGGTTTTTCCAAATCGAAGTAAGCATGTCGTGGGCAACCTTGGCTGGATCGTCGGCTTCTGAAAAAAGAGCAGCCCCCGCAAAACCTCCGCCGATCGCTCCGGCAGCGGATCCGAATCCCCCGAGCTGGGAGCCGAGGATGCTTCCCGCGGCCGAGACAAGCCCCTGCGCCTGGGCACTGAGATTGAGTGGTGTTGATGAAATAACACCGTCGATTTCAAGAGAGATATTTTTCGGTCGAATGTGGTCGGATACATCTGGCCCATCCTCCACGGCGTGCTCCGTGATGTCAGATTCATACGTTGGAACTTCGGTGATCGTTGCGTCGACAAGAAACAGGTCGGCCGCGAAGTCCTGGCTTCGGAATTTCGTTCTAACGGGTTCGCCTGTGAGTAGAGATAGGAGTGCCATTAGTAAACTGGTGCTCCTTCCCCAAGATAGGAACTATTGGCCTTTCGGATGAGAGCCGAAAACCCTTCGTCAATTGAGTTTTGAAGTTTAGGAGCTACGGTTGTCGGATCCACATTCGGGCCGACGTTAAAAGTCATGCTCGAGTCCACGCGCACGGGCGCTTGCACGTTGGAAGTGGATGTTGTGGGTGACGAAGTTGGAGAAGCGTTCTTTAGAAGAATGTCATAGGCTCCGGTCGTATCGAACTCGCCGAGAGCATTTCCGAGTTTTCCTCCAGCCCAAGTGATCGCTTTCCCAAGAGCCGCAAATACAGGCGCGAGAAAGTTTCCAACGGCACTTGCCACCTTCATGATCCAGCCGAAGATGACGGAAAGCGCGCTTGCGACGTCCATCACTGCGGTTTTTATGAGTGAAAATGTACCTAAGATGGCCTTTCCAAGAACTGGAAAATTCGCGAGGAACTTTCCAAAATAGCTTTCGCCCCCTTGGAAAAACGTGATGATGTCGTCAATCAAAAGCCCAACGGCAACAGCTATCGCGCCGATGGCGATAGGAATTGCGAGTGCCGCGAGATCCATTGCCACGAATGCCGCGACCGCATTCCATACAGCCAGGGCAACAGAGCCAATTCCATAGAGAAGTTTGCCCCCCAGGAAGACCGCTGCGATGGTTCCAAGCATCAAGGCGATCTTCTCGATCCCACCAAAGGTGTCGATGAATCCGCCCACAGATTCCACAAGCGCGGTCATGGCTCGCCATACGATTTGAACGAACCGGGCCATGCCGTCGAAAACAAACTTGATCTTCTCGGCCAAGCGCACACGGTTTTCAGAAATGAAGTCGTTGAACCGCACGGCAAGCGGCTTGATCACTTTGATCAGTCCAATGCCAAGAATGTTTCTTAAACCCTTGAGCGCAAGCGTGCTTTCTTTGATTGTGTCGTTAAATTCATTGGCCATCTCGACGTCTACGTCACTGAGAACGGTTCCGTACTTGTCCGCCAGGGCCGCAGCCTTTGTGATCTCAGCAGAACCTTTATTCAGAAAGGGAATCATGTCGCGTCCAGCGCGGCCGAAGAGTTCCATCGCCAGAGCTGATTTTTCAACTCCGTCGGGCATCGCTGCGAAACGATCCGCTATTGCTGTAAGCGCCTGAGTAGTGGTGGGAAGCTGTCCACCGAAGACGCGCGCATCAAGGCCCACCTTGCGAAGTGCTTTTGCGGATTCAGCTGATCCATCCCTTGCCGAAACAAGTTGGCGAGAGAGAACACCGAGACTTTGCTGAAGAGAATCGAGAGAAATGTCGCCTAGATATGCGGCGGTTTGAAGACGCTGGAGAGCTCCAACGCTGATGCCGAGTTTTTGAGCTGCTTTGCTGGCTTCTTCGCCAGCGTCAGCGGTGAACTTTGCAAAGCCGAAAAGAGTTGCTGAGGCCGCGGTGACGGAAATCCCAATAGTCTTCAGGGTTCCCTTTAGACCGTCGAGTTTTTCTTCGACCTTCTTGAGCTTGGTATCGTCAAAGTCGAGTCCCAGCTTTGCATAAAGTTCTCGGACAATCATTTTCGCCCCTTGGCAGCTCTTTCCTCCGCCTTTCGTTTCGCTTCCTGGTCGAGATCCAGTGCCTCATTCGCATCCAAGAGATCGAGAACCGACCAGTGCTCTTCAACCTCCTGAAGCGTCGCCATCCCTGAGATAATCACCCTCCATACGGGCCAGATCAGGTGCTCGGGGACTCTGCTGCTTCCGACTTCGCCCCCGCGAGGCTTTGCAGCCCTTGCAGCCCCGCGAGATCGCCTAAAAAATCGCTATATTGAAACGCCACAGCCTTTCCGACGACTTTGAACATGTGGCCGATGCGCCCTTGGAAATGGACGTCGAAATACTCAGCGCCGACGCCGCGGAGCTTTCCGCTTTTCGCCTCGATCACCTGGACGGAATCCAGAATGTCTTTGATGAGAGTTTCGACTTCGTTCTCGTCGATTCGGGCACTCAAAGCTGAAATGGCATGGCCTAAAACAGCGTTTGCGGCCGCATCGTCGTTTTCTTTGATTGCTTTTCCGGCACTCAAGAATTTTGCAATGGGATCACCGGCAAACTTCACGAGGCGCGCAAAAATCTTTGTCCCGCGCGTGGCCGAGAAGTGTTTGACCTTGTAGTTCTCTCCGTCGATTTCAAATTGCTCTTCAAACCGCATTAATTACCTCCCAAGAAGAGAGCGAGGTTGTCGGTTTCAAGCGTCCACTCGACCTCTCGGACTTCGTTTTCGAAGCCAAGAACCGGAAGCTTTTTGATGTAAGCCTGCTCGCACGCGATAAGCGCGCGACCACTTAAATCTTTGATGAGCACTGGAACGAGCCCACCGTTGTTGAGCTCATCGGCTGCAGCAAACCCGGAAAGCACGTCGTTCGAATCGCTGCTCGAGAGGAGTGTGAATTTCACCGTTCCAGATTTGTTGTTCGATTTCGATCGGGTTCCTTCGCCGTCGATTCCGACGGTCATGGCGTAGGCATCCTCAGATCGCTCGGCCTCGATAAATGTTCCGGGAGCAAAACCCGCTAGGGGCCTTCCTCCCACTGTTGCTACGACTTGGCTTGGATCGTATGTTTTCATTTAAAAGTTCCTCCTAGTTAAACTGAAACAAATCCCTTGACCGTGACTTCGCCGATCGCGCCAGCGAGCCGGAATTCAAATTCAATGTCTGGGAAAATTCGGTCTTGACGATCTTGCGGATCCACATCGGCAACCTTCTGCGAGGTGACGACGTAGCCGTCCTCCCGCGAAATTCCTCCAACGCGAATTCCTTCTTCGATTTTGGCTCTGACGATCGCCTCAAGAGAGGTCACGCCGCCGTCGGTGTAAGGCACCTTTTCCACGGCAACGAGAAGGCCGTAGATGCCTTCTTGAACGCGCGCGGTGAACCAGTCGAGAAAGCGAGTGACGTCGATCCACTGGCCACCAACCATTTTTCCTTTTTGAACGATCCCCACGCCCCCCACGGTTGTGTAGTGATTGACGTTCTTGGAATCGAGATTGGCTTGCTCAGTTGCCGAAAGCTTGTCGGCCGTGATTCCCGAAAGATTGGCAAAGCGCCACTGCTCGGAGCCGGGATCGGTCGGAAGTTTCCGGCCGGACCATGCCGCATCGGGGCCGCTTTCTTCATCTCCGCTCCAAAGTAGAGCGGTTCGTTTGTAGGATTTTCCTTTGAGCGCGCTGCCCAGATCGGTAATGCTCGAGGTTTTGATCGAAGATTCTTCAGTCGCCGCGATGAAAATCTTCCGCACCGCCTCGATGAAGGAAGCCGCCTGAAGAACATCGAATTCCTCACGCGAGGTAAGAATCAAGCAGTACCAGTCGTCGTTTACTTGCTGAATTGCCTGAATATCTTCGATCACGCCGTGATTCGAGGTCGTGTGCACGATGGTCAGATTTACAGTCGCCGATATCTGATTGGCTTCGCCCGCATTATCTGCGGTGAGTATGAGGGTGGTCGTTCCTGACGCAGTCATCTTGCAGTCGGTATCCGCATTGATGAGAGCGAGAAGGCCCGCGACGATTTCTCCTGCGGTGGCATCCGCATCGGAGGTGAACTCGTAGTCCACGCCATTGATGGTGACTCGATAAAGCGCAGTATTTTGGGCCGTGGGAGTCAGTGTTTCTACTTGAGCAACCTGGGCTCCGCGCTTTCCAATCATGATCTGCTTGGGCTTTTTTTCTTGCGAGAAAAGGCGCTGCGCCCAGATGTATTCCTCGTCCGTGGTTTCAAAGTCTTCCGCCACGCCTGGGAGATTGGTGTACGTTCGAATGATGTCGGGGCCGAAATCAGCATTCGGGCCAAGCACCAGTGGGGTTCCAAAACCCGCGCGGGTGACGGATTTGCTGCCCAAGGTGATCTCGACGTTTACAATTTGATCTAAGCTCATAGTTTCCTCCTTGCGAGCGTCAGCCGATCTCCGTCTGCTCTTCGCTCATCGTGTTCAAAATTCCTGTCTGTTCGATAAATCCAACGTCATCCGTGGCCGCCATTACGCAGCCGAAATCGATGTCGAACTGGATTCTGTTTTCGAAGCTGGTTTCAAGTGGCACGCTCACGTTCTGAGGTGCCGTGCTCGTGAGAAGCGCAATCTTGCTCGCGGCCAGGCTTTCAAGAGATGAAGGCTTGGACATCGCATTCGTAATCAGGGAGGCGATGGCTTCAGCTTCTTTTCCAAAAATATTCACTGAAACACTGAAGGCTCTTTGCCCTTCAATGGAGTAAACCCCCGGCGAGGTTTGCCTCATATCGTCGTCGCCGTAGATGCGCGGCCCTGCGATAACTTTCAGCCCGATATATGGAAGCTTCGGGCGCGGCGCTCCTTGCTCCATCCAGACCACGCGGTCAGCGGGAACGGTCGGAGTTACTTGGGATGCCATCCAACCATGAACAGCAAGCTTGAATGCGGCAAAAGTAATGGCGCTCACGGTTGTTCCTCCTCTTCTTCAGGAGGCTCGGGCTGTTCATTCATTCGCAGAAGGATCGATTTGAAATATGGAAGATCAACATCTCGCCAACGCTCGCACGAGCGCACGAGAAAACTTTCATCGTTGATTTCCACGATATCTGCTTGGCGAAGCCCATCTTCCGTTGCAGGAAAGAGCTCAACTTCACTGTAGAATTTGAACGCTTCGCGGTTTCTCTCATTCTCTGGCAAAAGCGCGGATTCTCGAGGCGTAAGTGGCTGCAAGGATCCTGTGACTTGAAGAGCTGTGGTTGAGCCCTTTTGGTATTCGCCGTTGACATAGGTGCCATCCGCAGATGGCCGTTTCACGTCGTAAGTGCCGGTGGCAAACGATTCAATCATTCGCTACCACCTTCCATAATCACTTGATGCCGAATGGAATTGAGCATTTGGCCTGTATTGACCAGAGGCACTTCACCTGTTTTCCCATCGCGGGTTTTGGCTTTGATGGTGGATTCTTTGAGAGGCGGAGGGACATGCTCTTTGACGATCCGGTTCTTGATCAGAGCGACCACAAACAGACCGAGCCTTCCGAGTGCTTCCTTCACGTCTATTTTTTGAAGCAAAACGGACTTGTTCTGGTGATCGATAAAGCCCTGAACTTCGATGCTGTGGGCCTCGATCGTTCCGCGAATGAAACTGCGCTCCGGGATATTGTGATCGGGAGCGCCGTATTCGTGGATTGCTGCTACTCCGGCAACAGTGAGTGCCGAATCTTTATGCTCGGCACCTCCGCTATCACCAATGAAGCCGACTTTGACGTAGGGCTTAGTCGCAGCTTTCTTGAGCTCTGCTGCGATCTTTTTCCACCCTCTGTCTTTGTCGATTACCTTGAACTTTGCCATCGTCACGTCACCATCGGGGTTACGAGGACTTGACGACGAAGCCGCAAATACTCCATGCCATAAGAGGTTGTTGCCAAAAGCGAATCCTCGGCGGATCCACCTGAGAAATTGGGAAGCGCATAGCTCCGCTGCAGCTCGCCGACCTTTTCAGAGGTGACTACACCTGCTTGCGACGTTCCTCCCTGAACCCCACCACCCACACCAGCTCGCTTGAGCAAATGTGCCGTGAGATAAGAAAGGCCCGTGCCGTAGCTTGAACCCCAAGCCTTTTGACTGACGGAAAGGCTGGCGATCTCAACGAAGTTTTCAATTCGTTGATCGGTCACGCTTCCGAACTCAGGAAAAAGTGCTTTGATATTCTCCGCAGTGGCTTCCATTTTGGATTACGCCTCCTGCTGCTGCTCGGGGGTGCCCACCTTGTCCATTTTCAAAATCTGCTCTTCGATGGCGCGCTTAACCTTGAAACGAGTTTCGGTGGTCAGCCACGCTTGAAGAAGATCGACTTTGAAAGTTTCCGCAACGATGCCGAGAGCTTTTTTCTCGTTGAAACGAGTCAGCGGCTCAAGATCGCTCAAATCCTCCGTGGGCGCGTTGGGATTAATCCCTTCGCGGTTGTCTCCGAAAGCCTTAGCTTCCATCTTCTGACGCTCTTCTTCGGTCAGAGTGGTAACGGTGCTCTCGGGATTTTTTGGTTTCTCGTCTGCCTGGGGCAGCGTCAGCACGCCATTTTTGATGAAGTGCTGAATCTCGCTGTCCTTTTTGGCGATCTCCCAAAGCCGCGGATCAATATGGTTGGTCCCCGGAATCAGCTTGATGCCATACGCGAAATGAACATTCGGTCGGTTGTAAACTACGATCATTTTTCCTCCTCAAAGTTTTCAAAACGGAGGAGTGCCGACCTCAATAATTCGAGTTCCGCGTCTCGCTCCTTTTCAGTCCGAAGAAAACCTACGGACTGAGTTTGGTTTAGATTCCGTCGCCGTAAGCCACGCTCATCGGGTAGTAGATGATGACGCCACCGAAGGATTCGATGCAGTCGATGATGAATTCGAGATTTCTCTTTTCAACATCGAGCTGTTCAAAGTCCGACGGTACTTCAAGCGTGAGCGCATCGGGATCACGGCGATAAGCCATCATCCGATCAGAAGGCCCAGCTCCAGCTCCGGTGAGCTCGTTCACCCAATCCACGTTCTTGATGAACGGATTGTTCATCAGGAAGTATTTGAGGATCGTGGTGTCGGAGTTATCGGAGCGCGGAGTGCTTGCAATGTAGGTGTACTTGTCCACCGGCAAGAGCAAGGTGTCCGGCACTTCCACACCTTTCGTGTTCGAGACGATGGTGTTTGCCACCAAGTTCAGGTCACGAATGATTTGTGCGGGAGTTTTCGTCGACCAAAGCTTCGAGGAACCCGTACCGTCAGCCGGAATCGTGACCGAACTGATGTTGGGGTTGCTCAGGAAACCAGGCAGGCCCGTTCCGGCATCACCCGCAAAGGCGTACTTGTTCTCGGCCTGCGCGATGGCGCGCCTTGCGGCGTTAGCTCTGCGCTGGTCGATCTTTTTGTTCGCCATTTTCGAGGAACGGATCTCTTTGATCGTGTAGCCGTAGGCAGCCCCCAGCTCCTTGACCGAAGAGGTGAACTTCTTACCTTTGATGTCCACACGGGGAAGATCGTCCGCATAGTTTGCGATGATCTTTGCCATCCCAGCTTGGTCATACTGGTAATAAGTGATCTCGGTAGCACCGGGATCGGCCTCGGGATTCAGAGGAAAAAGCCTTCTGGCCTTTAGCTCTGCGTACTTAACATCGAACGTCCTTGATTTAATGAACTCCAGTTCACGTTGGAAGAAGGCGCTTTCGTCTGCATCCAAGTGAGGGAGCTGTTCAAAACTTTTGTTCATGGCTCATCCTTCCTTTCGTTTAAAAATCCGCTTCTAAAAGCGCGAAATTGTTTGCCAGTGCTGTCGTGAGGTATCGAGCTCCCGCTACAACCGCAGTTGCATCGGAAACCAACGCACCGCTAAAGCTTCCAGGCCCATTCCCCCCAGCCGCATAGCGAACGTAGACATCCGAATCGGGTGTCACGTTGCCTTCGACCTTCACCCAAGCGCGTCCCTTGGAAAGAACGGGAACTACGGATTTCGTGGGGTACTGCGGGTTTGCGACCGAAGGGTCTTGAGGAAGTGCTTGGGTTGAAATGGACAGCCCAAGAACCTTCTTCTTGTTCGTAACGTCGGTTTCGGCTGCCGGAAGCTTGCCGGTCAGGTCTGCGGTGTCTCTGACGACTAGCTTTCCGAACGGCATCGCTGCCGCACAAGGAATGCTTTTTTTGTCGGTGAAACCGCTATCAGCCAGTTGGCCCTCGAAGGCGACTGGCGACATGTCTTGCGAATAACTGGTTTGGCTCATGATTTTTCTCCTTTACGCTTTCGTGGCCGATAGAGGTTTCTGCCATTCTTTTTCATCCGACTCGCGCGACTTCTTCCGCGCGGCGTTTGGGTTAGGCTGGGCCTCATCTTTTCTGATGTCGTGAACGGTGACTGCTTTTCCGAAGTTGGTATTGAAGTCGGCGCGCGCGCGCACTTTTTCGGCTACCGAATCAAAGCGCGTGTCGATGTAAACATCCGACTTGCCTTCGAGCTGCGCAGTGGGACTATCCACCATGATCACAGCCCGCTTGATTTCCGTGTCATTCATGGAATCAAGCTTTTCCACTTGATCCTTTGGAAGAATATGAGTGGCGACCTTCTCAAGACCCATGCGGGACTTTGCGAGCTCGCGGATTTTCTTTTCATCCGGCGTTGAATCCACACGTTTTTTCAATTCTTCGTTGGCGACATCAAGCTTGGCCTGAGTTGCCTCATGAGTTTTCGTCAGATCATCTTTCTCTTTTTGAAGATTGGTGACCTGCTCCTTTGTTTTCGTGAACTCATCCATAGTTTCCTTGGACTTGTTCATCTCCGTAGAAATGGCTGTTTTCAGTTCGGGACTGACCTGAAACTCCTTTCCATTAATCGTGATGTTTTCCACTTTTAGTTCCTCCTCTGGTTCCTTGTTAATGATTGGTTCTTCTTCGACTTCTTCCGCGTCGAGCTTCATGACGGCATCCGCAGCATCGAGACGAATTCTCACGTCACGACCCGCACGGCCTTTTTCGACAATGGCGATGTGGTTGTAGCGAATGTTCTTTTGAACGAAGTCGTAGGCTTGACCTTCAAACTCTCCTGGCTCGGCTACTGAATCGGCGTAATAACCGCACGAAACTTCACGCAGGCCGGACTTTTCGACGGCGTTAATCGCACCTTCGTCAGCTACGACGAGCGGAATTGAAATTTTATCTCCGTCTTGGCGCGGCTGTTCGACTGCGTATCCAACCTGATATTGTTTTACATTTTTTGGAGTGAGCATCGCAGGTGGATGCTTAAGAGTGACGGGAGATCCAGCGAGAGAGTCCATCGATTCTTTGCTGAATACTTCGGTGGCAGGACGAAACTCCCGAATGGTTTTTCCGTTTCCTGTTTTGTAAGTGAACACGCCAGCGCGTGTGACGTAGGCGGGAACGCGCAGAAATCCTTGCGGAGTTCTTTCTGCCGTTTCAAAATTTCCGCGATCAAATCGTAGAACTTGTTTGCTCATCTTGCCTCGATGAAAATAGTTTTCACCGTAGTGACGAGATTTTCACCGCTTCGTTTTAGACATGTTGAGAGTTCGTCAGTCGAGAAGGTCTTCGATCACGGGCTCCGCATAGCAACGGCACTGAATTGCCATTCCGGGATTTATGGTTTCTCCGTCAACCGCTGGAGGATCTGCCCAAGAAAACACTTCGCCTTCGAGAGCGCGGTGACTTTCTCGTTCGCGTTGATCACCAACTCCGCGCCAGCGGTAGCGCGTGAGGCCCATTTCGATTTGGGTCATCTCGGTGAGCTGGCCGTTTAGTTTTCCAACTTGATCGCGGGCGATCAGATCTGCATTCGATTTCATCGAAGCAAACCGATCATCGATGATGCTTTCGATTTCTTCGACACGCTTTCCCTGCGTGATCGCGCTCAAAACATTCGACTGAAGCGACGCAAAATGCCGATCCGCCATCGTCTTGATGAGCTGGACATTTTCTTTCACCTTTACCGAAAGCATTGCGCGCGTAGCGTTTGAATTGAAACCGATCGTGAGATCGAGGCCGTGTTTTCCATACTGATCAAAAAGTCTTCGCGCATTCGCGCGTGTAACCTGATCAACAGAGGTGCCCATATTGTCTGCAATAAATTGAAGATCGGCGTCGGTGAATTCACGCCCGAGGCTCTCGCGGATTCTAGCAATGATCGAAGCCAAGTCGTCAACGGCATCATCCGTTCTTGCTCGCTTAGGGAGCGCCGACTTCATCTCAAAAACAATCCTGGAGAGCGCTGGATAAAGGAGCTGCTTTGTCAGTTCGTGAGCACGCCGAACATAGCGCAAAATATCTTTCGTGTATTGGCGTTCAGCCGTGTGCGGGAATACGGGCTTGAGAGGTTTCGGAAGCCTTTTGATTCGGTGTGGTTTAGCAAGCTTTCGCGCGCGGATTAGGCTCGTGGGGCTTGCGTCGAAGCGTGCTACGCGACTCACGATGCCTCACTATTCTCGTCGCTTTCTGGATCTTCATCATCCGGTTTGTTTTCTTCCGGCTTGGAATTTGGACGTGCTTCCAGATCAATTTCTGTTTCCATCGAATATTTACTTCCGCCGAAACGGGAGACAGCGACTTCCGCGGGATCTAAAACACCGCGATCGAGATAAACAGCGTCAGCCTGGGCGACTTTGAGCCGGATGTCGGATTCTTCATTGTCGTCAAGCTGCCAGAGCGAATCGAAATCAACGCCAATATCCTTGGGGATACCAGAATTTAGTTTTCTAGTGACGTTGAGAAGCTTAGGGGCAAGATATTCCTGTCGTTGAGAATCGACGTAGTCATACCAGGCAGTGGTTGTAGAATTGCCCGTGGCGTTTGAACCTTCAGGGCTTTCACCAAGAAGTTTTGTGTGGGGAATATCGGTTTGTGCAACAAGGTTTGTGCCCGCGGCTTTCAAGAGGTCGGGCATTCCGGTGACTGTGCGCGATTTTTCTTCGTAGGTTTCAGATTCGTCAATGATCAGGGAGCGAATGACGGACTTGGAGTAATTGGCGAGCTCAACGCGCTCGCGGATTTGATCTTCTTTCCCTGCGGCCACAAGCTCTGCGAGGTTTCGCATCTTGAAGACGCCCACGTTGAAATCTTGAAGGATGGCGGCCGAGGAATCGTGGCTAGTTTGATAGTTTCGGATGACGTTGTACGGACGCGTGAGAACGGAATCGTGCCAATAGCCATTTTCAGTAAAAAGCCTTCGTGGAAGTTTTGCTCCGTGAAAGAGTTCGAGCCGGGAAATATGAACGACCAATAAGTTGAGATCAGCGCTTCCGGTCTGGATCACGTTCAGCCGGTAAAGGGTCGGCATTCGAAAGGTTGGCGACAAAGGATTCATGTCGAGCGAAGTGGGATCCGCTTGGAGCTCGAAACGGTTGAGCACCTGGAGGGCGACAACTTCTTCGCCATCCCGCATGGGCTCATTCATGCCCTCGGTGCCCTTGCTGAAATAAACGATAGCCGATCCACCGTATTGGCGGGCCTGCTTCCAAGCTTCACGGCATTTATTTTTAGCGTCGAGACCTTTGAGTCGTGCGATATAGGTATCGGATTTCGGCTTTTCTACACCGGAATAGCACCAGTCTTTTCGAAGGGCCTCTTCGGGAAGAAGGTCAACGATCCTGGCGGCCATTCCGTCGGAAGCATAGAGGTGCTCAAAGAAAATTTCATCATGGCGGTGCCAGAGGGCTTGGGCTGCTGTTCGTTTGTCTTTTCCGCGTGCGCCAAGGCCGGTGATGAGGTTTAGCCAACCATCCAGGCGCGCGACAAAGGTTTTTTTGTCCATCCACTCATTCAATCGCCCTAGCGTTGAAATTTCACCGTTTAGTCTTCGACATGACAAAAAGCGGACGGCAAATTCATGCAGCATAAACTGGAGTCGCCACGAGGCAGTGCAGCAAAAAGTTGTGTTCAATAGTTGGCTTGCGCTAATACCCCCCAGGGGGTATAGATATCTTACGAGCTCTATTTAAAAAGGACGCCGAGAAGAATGATGCCGAAGAGCGACAAATCTACAAAACCGGAGAGACGACAAAGGGCCAACCATTGCGCGGATCATGCGAGAGATTCAATCGCTTCTGAGCATCCCGATTATCGAGCATTGTTACCAAGACTCCGACGGGTGGAAGGTCAAATTTCTGGAATTCAGAGAATGATTTCTGATGGGAGATACTGCGTCGATATCCTCATTCAGTTTCAGGCTGTTGCTTCAGCTCTGCGTGCAATCGAAAGTTCTATTTTTGAAACGCATCTCAAAGGATGCGTCACAGATGCGATGGCATCAAAAAATTCAGCGGAAATGGAAAAGAAGACGCAAGAGCTGATGAGCCTGATTTTCAAAAGATTGGAGTAA